TGTAGCAGTATGGACTTATTTTGGCATAGTTGAAAGACTTAATAGATTAGAAACTAATGAAAAATTAATGGCGCAAGATTTGCTTAAAAAAGCAGAACAAACTCCTAAGAACCAAGAATTATTTATGTTAATTGAATATCAAGCTAAATCAATAGATAAACATTCAAAACAATTAGAAGAAAACGTTCACACTAAAGTATTAATAGCTCAATTAGAAAAGAAAGTAGATAAACTAGAAAAAGAATTAGATTCAGTTAGAGGTAAGTAATGATCGAAGCTGTGTTTGCATTATTAATGTATATGAATGGTAAATTAGAAGGATATTCTCCTAAAGCTACTATTGCAGAATGTTTAGAACAAAAAAGAAAAGTTGAAAGAAATCCAGGAATCAATGTTGACTGGAGTTGTAAAGAAATTAAAGCCATTGTAGAAACAGATAAACATGGCATTAAAAGAATCAAAGAAGTTAAGCAAGATTAATTGTATTAACAATCTCGCAGTTGGATGCTGCCTATTAAATCACTGTAAATGTTATGATAATCAAGATTACAATAATAAGATATTTGATGATAGCTCTAGCAGCATTTGTATTAGGTACATTTTTCCCCAACCCAGTCGCCAAGAACAAGGCTCAGGGTGAAGCAATAACCTGGGCCAAGAAGATAGGATTTGGACCCCCTAGGTTTGATTACTCAAACGACAAAGAATTCATATCCTCCCTTACCCACTGCATCAATTATCTTAATTTTAATATCCCAAGACGACAAAGAGTAAATACAGAACTAATAATAGCTCAAGCTGTTGTTGAGAGCGACTATGGAAGATCAAGGTTCGCGCGCGAGGGACATAATTTATTTGGTATAAGAGTATGGTCGAAAGAAGGAATGTTGCCTTTATTACAACCTAGTACAATAGATTGGCGCGTAAGAGTCTTTAAAAACAAGTGTGAATCTGTTAAGTATTACATAGAAATTCTTAATACAAAAAGAGTATATGCAGAATTTAGAAGAGTTAGGGAGATGACATTGAATAGAAATCCTATTGCAATGGCTAAAACTTTGGATAACTTTTCTACAAATAAACAATATGAGAAACATGTTATTGAGGTTATTATAAAATTAAGAAATGAATCTAAGTAAAAGTTTTACATTAAATGAATTAACAAAGTCACAAGAAGCTTTAAGACTTGGTATAGATAATACACCAAGTGATGAACATATATCTAATTTAAAAATACTTTGTGAAAACATATTACAACCAATAAGAGATTTTTATGGAATGCCAGTATCCGTGAGCTCTGGTTATAGATCAGCAGAACTATGCAAGGCTATCGGATCAAGTTCCACGAGCCAGCACACGCGCGGGGAAGCAGCAGACTTTGAGATATTTGGTGTAGCTAATAAAACTTTAGCTGAATTTATTGTAGCTAACTTAGACTTCGATCAATGTATACTTGAGTTTTGGAATGAAAATGAACCTAATAGTGGATGGGTGCATTGCAGTTATTCAAGTAAATACAATAGAAGACAATACTTGAAGGCAGAGAAGGTAAATGGTAAAATTGTTTATTCACCAATATTTTAATTATGGCTATAGGAAGATCACAAATACCACAACAGATTGAAGGCAAAATAAGAGGTGCTAAACCATCACGAGCCATGCTTGCAGCTAAAAAAAGAAAGAAAAAATAATGGCTAAACTTTGTCCAAAAGGAAAAGCTGCTGCAAAAAGAAAATTTAAAGTATATCCAAGTGCGTATGCTAACATGTATGCATCTGCAGTTTGTTCTGGAAAAATAGTTCCAGGGGGTAAAAATAAATCTCAAAAAAGAAAAGCAATATCAAACTATGATCAAGGCGGAATTGCAAAAGGTTGTGGAGATATAATGGATGATAGAAGAAAAGTAACTAAAAAATCTTAAAATGAGTTTACGTAAATGGGTTCAAGAGAAATGGGTAGACATTGGAGCTAAACGTAAAGATGGCTCTTTTGCTCCTTGTGGTAGATCTAAAGGTGAAAAAAGAAAAGGATACCCTAAATGTGTACCATTAGCTAAAGCTAGGGCTATGTCAGAAGGTCAAAGAAGATCAGCAGTCACAAGAAAAAGGGCAGCAGGTAATATAGGACCAAAGCCCACAAACGTAAGTACATTTACTAAGAAGTATTATGGTGGTATGATTAACGTAGGAGATTAATTATGGGTAAAGATAAAAAAAAAGTAGAAATGTTAAAAGTAAAACCAACAATTAAAGGTAAACCAGTTGGTGAAGATGTAAAACCGGGAACAGTAATTCCTAAAATGTCTATTGGTGGTGATGTTTTTATTCCAAGAGGTCAAAAAGACTTTCAAGTTAAAAAACAATTTTCTAGGATTAGATAAGGTTATGACCTATGGCTACATCTGGAACAACAACATTTAATTTAGATATTGATGATGTTATTGAAGAATCTTTTGAAAGATGTGGCATCCGTAATACTAAAGGTTACGATTTAAAATCATCAAGAAGAAGTTTAAATTTATTATTTTCTGAATGGGGAAACAGAGGTATTCACCTTTGGAAAGTAGAACTTAAAAATCAATTATTAACTGCAGGAACAATTACTTATTCTACACCTACTGATTGTAGTGATGTTTTAGAAGCATATGTTTCAACTTCTGAATCTATTACTTCAAGCACTCAAGACGTATCATTAACTAAAATTGATAGATCTGCATACGCTGCACTTCCTAATAAAGGTCAAACAGGGCAACCCTCACAATATTATGTAGATAGACAGATAACTCCTACTATTAGTTTATATCTGGCTCCAGACACTATAACTTATACATATTTAAAATATTATTACATTCAAAGAATTCAAGACGCTGGTGCTTATACAAATCAAACAGATTTACCTTATAGATTTTTACCATGTATGGTTTCTGGACTTGCTTTTTATTTATCACAAAAATATGCACCAGAAAGAATACAAGCATTAAAATTATTATATGAAGATGAATTAGAAAGAGCATTACAAGAAGATGGTCAAAGAACTTCTTTATACATTTCACCATTTACTTATTTTGGAGATAGATACTAATGGCATTTGCAAGAGGTAAAAGATCATTAGCTATATCAGATAGATCAGGAATGCAATTTCCTTATCTTGAAATGGTTAAAGAATGGAATGGCTCTATTGTACACATATCTGAATATGAATCTAAACAACCACAGTTAGATCCTCCTTATCATCCTGCCGATCCACAAGGCTTAAAAAGACCTAGAGCAGATGTAAGACCAGGTGGTGGATGTTTAGTACAATTAGATTTACAATATTGGCCAGGTCAATTTTTATCTAATGGAATGCAACCAGGAATTAGTGGAGATATTATTAATACTAGAAGATCGGCTTATAGTGCCGTTGGAAACGTAACAATTAGTATAACATGACATACGCAGAATTAGTACAAAAAATTAGAGATTATACAGAAGTAGGTTCTGAGGTTTTAACATCTACTATTGTTAATGGTTTTATTAGAGATTCTGAATTTAAGATATTTAGAGAAGCAGATGCAGACTACGCGCGCGAGTATGCGACATCTTCATTTACAGCTAATAATAAATATTTAACTTTACCTGATACCAATCAATCTTCTGGCTCAACTACTACAAGAGTAGCTTTAGTTCTTCGTTCCGTGGTTGTTACAAATACATCAGGTATTCAAGTTTCCTTAGAACCAAGAGATGATACATTTATAACGGAATATAATTCATCAGGATCTACTGGGTTTCCTAAATATTACGCTACATTTAGAGAAAATGCTATTGAAGTAGCTCCCACACCAGATTCGACTTATGTTGTTGAATTAGATTATATCTATACACCAGATGGATTAAGCACTACCAATACCGAGACATATATAAGTATTAATGCCCCAGAATTATTATTATACGCTTGTTTAGTTGAAGCTTTTGCATATCTTAAAGGTCCGATGGATATGTACAAATTGTATCAAGAGAAGTATAATGAAGCATTACAAGGATTTGCGTTGGAACAAACAGGTAGAAGACGCAGAGACGAAT